ATCCTTTAGTTTGAAATGTAGGTCCTACTATTACGTATGGTTTAATAGTTGCAGATCCTGTAGCAGAAGTTGCTCCCGCTCCAGCGGCTATAGGTGTTGTAATTTTAAAAGTATTATTAGTTACATCTCTTATTTCAAAAGCCCCATCGGTAAAAGTAGACGACGAGCTAAAACCACCTGGCGTCACACTCATGGTATCAAAAGTAATATATCTTCCTGCTTCTAATCCATGACCACTAAAATTAACAGTTACTTCAGCTGATCCATTGACTGTATCAAAGGTAGCCGATCCAGAAAGCTGAGCATCTAATGGAGTGATGTCATACAGGGCTTCGTCGTAGTATAAAAATAAACCTTGAGATGTTCCAATGGCTACATATTTTTCACCTCCAAAACTGGTAAATGCATGTTGTCTTCTAGCTGCTCCTGGTAAGGTTTCTTGGGCTGCTGTTAATTGTTGCCAACCCCCTACTTTTTCAGGAAGTCCATATCTAAATCTAACAAAATCGCCATCAACCCATTGCCCTTCAGCTCCTGATTCTGTGGCTTGTTTATTAAATCCGGATTTAAAATTAAGTTTCTGTAGCATAACTCCCGTATTATATAGAGTTTTTATATTTTTGGTAGTATATTTTAATCTATCTCAGTGTCAATTCTGTTAAATCATCCCCACCTATACTACCTTTAATCATTGTATTAAAAGCCAGGGTACATCTCTTTTTCTGCATTTTTACGTTAGAAACAGAATGCAATAAAGAAGAAGGAAATATTAAAAGGTCTCCTCGGTTTACTTTTACAGTCCATTGATGGCTATTATAGTAATTCCATTGATGAGGATATATCCTAAAAAAATTATGTTCTCTTTTATGAAAATTTAAACCATCATCTGTGTCTACATCAAAATAAAATACACCAGATAAAAAAGAATTAGGATGGTCATGTATATGATGAAAGCCTCCTTTAGGTATCCAATTTATATGGGATAAAGTTATGTCTACATTAAATTGTGTAGCAGGGTTAACTATGTCTTTTACATAATTATCTATGTGAGTTTGAATGTGTTTTTTCAAAGGCTTGTATTGTTTGGAATCTAATACATGGTAATTAGTTGTAAATTCATTACCTGAGTTTACTCCTCCTAACACATCTTTTTTAAAGTCTTTTGGATTAGGACTACTGATGTTAGGTATATTAGCATGATATACAGCTGTAGGAAAAATAGGATGTATTACAGGGTCCATGTTAAACTAAAATTATATTCCATTCTAAATTAGATACTAAGTCTTCTACAGTTGCCATCTTTGATTTCTTATCTTTAAGATATTGATGAAGCTCTTCGGTATCTACTATTATAAATTGATCTTTCATATTAAAAACTATTTTATCTGATTTAGTTCTAAAGGATCCACCCTTAGCATTGTTTTTTAAAGGTCGCAAATCAAACTTAAATTTTTGATTATGTAATATACCCTCTACGTCCCATAGCTCTTTTTTCTTTTGATTAGGGGTGGCATATTTTACCTCTTTTAATTTCTCGACAAAACGCATATAATCCTTTATATAAAAATATAACATGAAAGAATACAAATTACCATTAGAAAGTTTTGTCGCTGGGTATATGGCACCAGATAAATTGTGCGATGAAATTATGGAATATTTTAATAAAAATAAAGATAAACAATACACCGGCACTGTTGCTCATTTTGAAGTTAAACCAGAAATAAAAGAATCAACAGATATTATGCTTTGGCCTCATGATGTGTTTCCTCCATTTAACAAGTATAGAAAACATCTACAAAACTGTGTAGAAGCATATCAAAAAAGATACATAGCGGTTCAACAATATGTAAACTTTAATGTAGCGCAACCTTACTTAATTCAACACTATCCTAAAGGCGGAGGATTTAAAGAATGGCATTTTGAAAATGCAGGTTATCCTCAGATTATAAAAAGAAATCTTGTTTTCATGACATATCTATATGATGTGCCCAATGCAGGGACTGATTTTAAATATCAAAAATTAAGAGTGCCTTGTAAAAAAGGATTAACATTAATATGGCCAGCTGGATTTACTCATACTCACAAAGGAGTAATTACCAAAAAACATGAGAAGACAATTGTTACAGGTTGGTTCGAAGTTATCTGGCAACAGAAATATGAAATTTAAATATCAAAAGAATCAAAGTCTTTAGTAAACCAACTCGCAACAGTTCCTCTTACACCTTCTTTAACTTGAGTTACGCCATGTAAAAGATTGCTTTTAAATATTAAAGCTGCACCTTGTTTAGGTGTAAATTTTTTCTCACCCACAAATGTTTGACCACCTGTAAAGTCATCATTTAAATAAATAAGACTACTTACATATCTGGGTTTTAATATTTTTTTTACTTCGTCATCAGACCCATGGCCATCATCTCTATGAGCTTCCATGTATTTACCTCTGTGCCATATCACTAGATCTGTATAGTGAGGATAAATAATTTCTTTGTAATGTAAACTAATAGCTGTGCTTAATTTAATAATATATTTTCTAACTAAATCTTTTATGTGTGGATTATCTATTCGACTATAAAATAAATTATTATTTTCAAACCAGGGACGTGTATTATCTACATTGTAAGTTTTACTTGTATGCTTTTTTAAATAACAATAAATTTGATTGCAATGATTAGAGTCTACAAAATTTTTTAAATACTTAGTCATATCTTTTTGTTTTAAAAGCTAGTGTAATTCTAGGCGTATTTAATTGTTTTGGTGCCATTCCTTTGTGTAGTTTTTTAGCATCAAACATTACTAGTTTATTAAAATCAAACTTAACGCTCTGTTTCTTTGTTTTAAATTCACCTGATCCTTTTGGTAAAGATTTAGTTGCCATCCATAAACAAGTTATATCACCATCATCAGTATGCCAGTCGCCATTCATACCGTAGAACTGAAGATTAGCGTAAACTTTTATAATTTCTATATCGTACTCAAACTGACTAACCAGAAGAGGAAACAAACTTATAATGTCTTTGTTTTGATTAATATCAAAATGAGAAGAAAAAAAACTAGGTCCTGTTCCAGGTAATGAGCTTTCAGTATATTTATATTGTTGGTCTAATAAAAAATTTCTAACTCTAAAAGCTAAATCTTTTTCTAACCAATTTTTTACTATTTTCATACATGTTATTTTCTTTCTATAAAAAACATAAGATCTGCTTTTGCTTTTGCAATTTCGTCTATGTATTTGTCGTTTAATCTAGTAAGTTCTTTTATATAAATTCTTTGTTTTTCAATTGTAGTTTTAAGAGCTTGGTTCATACCAATCTCTCCATGTTTTACAGACTCACTAGTTTCTAATTTTTTTGTTAATGTGTCTACTGCATCCTCTAATTGTTGTACTTTTCCTTCCATATTACCTCTTTATAAAAATTTGTATTGTTTCTCTTAAGAACCTAGGTCTAGGTGAGATGGCTGTAACACAATGTTGATTTTTATCTTTATAGTTTAAAACCATCGATCTATATGTAGGTTCTAATCCTCTTATATCATTTTTTTCATCTTTGTACAAGAATATACCTCCATCGTTTTCGTGATATTCTCTGTTTAGATATATAGTTGAACCAGCTATATATTCATCATCTCCGTGCCAAGTTATATAAGAGTTGGGTGAATATATTTTATAGTCCATATTAAAAGTTTTATTTTTAAATTCTTTAAATTGTTTTGTATAAAGTTTAGTAATTTTTTTAACTATATCTTCATGAAGCGACATAGAAAAAATAGGGGTGCTCGCTTCAACTAATTGTGGACTGTATGTTAGATTACTTACGCTCCACACATTATCTTTAGCACGAGCTTGAACAAATACAGTAATTTCTGATGCAAGACTTTCGGGTATAAAATTTTTAAATACTTTAATCATTTTTCAAAAAAATGAACAATACACCATCGTCCATCTCCTAATTTATTTTTAGTTTTTTTCATTTTTATTTCGGTTACTTCATGGACACACATGCCAGGAAACAACACCATTCTATTATTTTTACATTCTATCTTTACATCTAAATCAGGTAAAATTAAATCTCCTCCTGTAAATTTTTTAGGCTCTTTAAATATCCAAATTAAAACAGAATATTTTGCAAGGTCAGTGTGAGGTTTATAATACTGAGTGTCTTCATAATAAGCTATAAGTGTACTATCTTCTGTAGTGTGTTCAAAACCTCTATATATTTTACATGTATTATAGATATGTTCATGAAATTCTTTGGCTCTAAATTTTTCCATCAAAGTAAGAATATCAGACATTTTTCTACCTTCTTGAGTAAAATGTCTTTCTATACTTATTCTATAACAATCTGCTTGATCTACTCCTTCTTTCACCGCAACATTTCCATGTTGTGTTATTAATTTATTTCGATCAGTATAAAAATCTAATTCTTTACATACTCTTTTAAATTCACTTTTATTATACCAGTTATCTACGACTACAGGTTTAAGTATCATTAATACACCCAGCTCACATAAGAATATCTCATGCCCTTTGTTAGTGGTTTAACTTGATGAGGATAAATAAAAGAAGATGGAAACATAAGAAGATCTCCTTCTTTTAATTTAATATTTGTTTCGTTTATAAAAAATTCTCCCCCTGTAAAATTATCATTTAACATTCCAATTATACTTAATATAGGCACACCTTTTATGGTCCCATCAAAGATACTGTGAATGTGATCACAATGAATAGCCATCTTTTTATTTTTATCATACTTATTAAATCTTATGTTTGTATAACCTGACCATTCGGTAAATACTTGTGATTTTATATCCTGTATGTATTGAAGTATGGCTGTATATAATTTTTTCATTATTATTTTTTTATTAGGTATTTCATCAAAACTAATATCTAATTCTTGGTGACCTGATTTGTTTTCATACTTTGATTCTACATTATTATAAAAAAGATGTTCTTGCCATTTTACTTTTTGTAATTGTTTTACAGTTTGTTTACAAAAATCTTTATCTAAAAAATTAGGCATTAAAAATACATAGTCTTCTAATTTCATATTCTATTACTTTCTTCAAATATACTGTCCGCATTTTCTTTACAAAAGACTGACATGTTTATTGATATTCTACAATCGTTTTTTCTTTTAGGTAAAAGTGGTTTGTGTTTCAAACTATTTTTCATTATTAACAAATCAAATTCATCAGGTATTATTTTGTTTCTTTCATTTAAATTAAAAGCAATACCTCTTTCTGTATCTGCTAGCTTTAAATAAAAAACCCCATTGACTGTGCAAGTATCTGAATGATCGTGCCAACTATTTTCATATGTATCTTTATCTATTAAGCAACACAAACATCTAGGTGTAGGATCTATAAAACTAATCTTTTTAAAAGTATCTTTACATTTTTTAAGAAACAATTGATATAGATTTACAAAATCATTATTAAGATCAATCTCATAATTATAACCCATACCTTCAAAAATTCTGTCTTTATAGTTTAAACAATGATCAACCATTTTATCTTTCTTTGTTTTAAAATCCTTTTTTAAATTATATTTTATTACATCAATCATCTTTTTTTCTAGATTTAAAGTATGCGGGTAACCCTAACATAGGTCTAGAATCATATTGATTAATTGCAACCTTACTATTTGTTTTGTTATTAAAATGATGAAACACTTGAACACACATGTTGCCTTCAAAAGGTTCTCTCCAATGTT